AAAATTGCAGGAAATTCTATAACTTCCCATTGGTCAGCACTTTTTTCTTGTGCCATTTTCTTAATTAATCTTCCTGTTAAATCTTTTTTAGACCAACGAGTCATAACTATTACGATTGCACCTCCAGGCTGTAGCCTTTGTCGAGGTCCTGTCATAAACCATTCGTAAGCTTCGTCTAATGCTTTATCAGACATAGCGTCTTGTTCCGAATGTGGGTCGTCGATAATAAACAAATCCGCACCTCTACCCGCTAAAGCACCACCTGTACCAGCAGCATAGTATTCACCGCCTTTATTAGTTAACCATTTACCTGCAGAACGGCTATCTGCTTTTAATTCAGTTTCAGGAAACAAAGCTTTATATTCTTCGCTATCGATTAAATCCCTAACTTTTCTACCAAAGTTAATTGCAAGGTCAGCAGTGTGAGTGGCTTCTATAATTTTTAGTTTTGGATTTTTACCTAAAAGGTAAGCAGGAAATAAATGCGATGCAAATTCAGATTTAGTATGACGCGGTGGCATATTAATTATTAAACGTTTTAATTTACCACTAGCGATATCATCAAAAGCTTTTGCCATTTTTACATGGTGGTCGCCATTTATAAATTCTTTCCAAATACCTTTAACAAAATTTAAAAAAGTAGATGTAGAAATTTCTTGATGGTCGCGTTTTTCTAATTCTTCTAAAAGAATAGTAAATTCTTTAGCTTCTTGCGTACTTAGGTGTGATAAATCTAAGTTTTTTAAATTTTTTAAATCAGTCACTTAATTTTAATAAATCTTCTAAAGATATTTCTTGTGCGTATTTTATCGCATCATCATCTAACGATAATATTGTATCACCTTCTTTACCCATACGTGTAAAAGCTCTAGGTGGGAATTGTATCGCATCAAATCCCCTATCTCTAAAAACATCTGCAACAGGTTTACTAAACATAGATGGTGCACCTTTATCGGCTGCACCAATTAATCGGTCTGTTAGAAAAAGTGTATTTCTAGCTAACGCTGCATCATATGGGTTGCCTGATTTTGTAGCCGTTCTACCTAATTGTTCTACTAATTCATATAAATCGTCAATTACGTTATCAGGTAAATTTTTAGCATCAGCTACATTTACAAATGAAGGTTGTATTGCATATACAGATTTTTTAGGTAAATCTTTTAATATTTCTGGGACACCGATTTCTAAACCTAAATCATCGGTAACACCGTACAATGGTAATCTCGGGTCAGTTTTATCTAATACCGAATAAATACCGCCTGTAGATTGTTTAAGATTAGCTAAATCGCCATACCTGTATTTTGGTGTTTGTAACGTTTCTATACCTGCAGGTCCACCATGATAAATAGGTTGATTAAATTTAGGCGTTAATTTAACATTTTTTAAATTACCACCTTCGTCTAAAACCGTTGATGTTATAATTCCGCTTCTTTTTTCGGATTGGTCACCAGCAGCTAATTTTTTATTAACTTCGTTTAATTGTTTTTGTACATTACTTTTAACTTGGGTATTGCCTTTTAAAATCGGGTCGGTTTCTATATCTTTTAATGTTTTTATTAACTCTTTTCTTTTAGCGATTAAAAAAGCACTCCCCATTTTTACACCAGTTGCTGTTCCTGCAGTCATTGCATCTAAATAACCTAATGCTTCGCCTAACTTATCTCCTCTAGCTTCAGCAACTTTACCACTTACAAAAGGTATGTACGATGCAATATCCCCTAACCTTTCACGTTCTAGCTTTTTATCTCCAACAAGTCCAGGCTCGGTAATAAATCTTTGAAAAGGTCCAAGTTTTGACATATCCACCCCATACTGATTAAACATTCCTGCGTAAGATTGTTTATTATCTAAGGGTACTAGTGTTGCCATTATGCTTTACCTTTTGGTGGTTTCATAGCTAATAATTGATGATATGTTTCTGGTAAATACTTTGAACTTAATTCATATTTTTGGTTATAGTTTTGTATTTTACCTAGAAGATTTATACCTACAGGTGATAATACGCTATTAAAAATTAAATCATCAGAAAAATTTAATTTACCACTGTGAGATTTTTCCATAATATCTCTAAAACTACTATATTCGCGTTCTAATCCTTTTACACCTAAATTTTTATCACTGTCTGCGTCGTAACTGTCGGTAAATAAACTTGAAGCTGTTTTATTATATTTAGGTTTTCCAAATAAACTTGTTTCATAAATATAATCAGGAGAAAGTTTTTTACGGTTTATATTTTTCAGTTCTGTTAAAAAATCACTAAAAGGAATATGGTCTTCAGCACCTACTTCGGAGTAACCGCTGTAACGATATAACCGTCTTGCTTTATCTTTTGGCGATAAATTTGCTAAATACTCTTCGTACATTTCAGGCGTATAAGTATCGTTTTCTTGTGCCTCAAGAATATCTTGAATAGTCGGAGGGGGTTTGGGTGGTTGGTAAGCGTTTGGAGGTTTGATAAGACTATCTTGAGCTATTAATAAATCTACTATGCCAGCCATGTTAAGTAAAGCAGTTTAAACTATGAATGAGTTTCTTTGTCGGCGATTTATTTTTCGCTATGCGATGCACCGAAATAAAAACTAATCACAGCACTTGCTAATCCTCCTAAATAACCAAGAACTAAATTAATCAGTGCTTCACTGTTTTGTTCTGGTGGTTGTAATGTAACTAAAAATATATAACCTAAAAATCCTGATACCATTGCGATACCAATAATACGTGCGGTCCAATCTTTACTAAACTTGGTCCGTGCGTCTTGTTTATCTTTTGTTTCAATATCAAACAAGTTAACATCAAGTTCTTTCATTTTAACTTCAAAATCTTTTTCTGCTTTTTTAATCTCTAACAACTGTTCAGGGGTAGCGTTTGCTAAAGCTTGTTCAATAGTTTTTTCATCATTGTTCACGCCTAAAACTTTAGAGATAACGCCTGTTGCCATACCGCCCAGTGGACCGTTGAGTGCCGTACCAAGTGTGGGTGCGACTGCACTAACTATATTTAATATCTTTTTCATAGCAAAAGTATAACTGTAAAAAATTTTTTTGCAAAATTTTTTTACTAGGGACTTATTTGTAAAGTACATGCAATTAAGAGGCTGAAACTAAGGAGCGGCGGAGGGTGAGGAGTCAACGGTAGCGTAAAAGGGGTATAGGGGGGCTTAAAAACGGGTATAAGGGCTACTTGTAGAGTAGCCCTTAGGTTAATATATGCCCCGCCTAAGCGGGGCGTTAGGTTAGCTTAGCTTAGCTTATATTAAAGATATCTAGCTCTTCACTAGTAAATCTTTTATAGCCTTTACTAAACACATTGAGGTAATGAGCAATCACTACGCTAGCGTCTTGCTTATACACATCTTTAGCTACATACAAATCAAACCATACTTTGTTTAGGTCTTTCATTGTGCATGAGCCTTGTGTATTGCTAATAGTATCAATGTGATGTAGCAAGTTCTTAACTTGATTAGGCATAGCTAAGTAAACCTTATCAGCTTTAGACTCATTAATAGAAATTACTTGGTTATCAGCTAAGTTTTTTCTATTAGTAGCTTTGCTATATTTAGATACATATACATTCTGTTTCTTGGGTGTATTGCCCTCAGCTTTTTTTGCGTTTATTTTCTCGTTCATACTGCGTATTATCCGTATATATTTTTACATGTCAATAGGTTAGACAAAAAAACATATACTTTTTTTATTAGGTTATATTACTTATATAAGTTAGTTAAGTTAGTTAAGTTAGCTAATATTTGTGGACGGACGGACGGACGCACGCACGCAGAAGGGAACGGGAATAATAAAGGGGCAGGGATAGAGTAGAGGTAGAGGGATAGAGCGACGGATAGAGTAGAGCGATAGAGTAGACTAGAGTAGAGCACAAAAAAGGCGACCGAAGTCGCCTTTTGGAACCAGTCAGTAAGTCTAGCTTACTGTTACCAATCCTTCGTCGATGAGTCTGTTTCTGTAGTGATTCCAGATATCCATCGGTGTTTGAACTGTTACCAATCCAACTTTTTCGAGGGCAGAATCAGTCGAGCCGTCAGTTCCGACTAACTCACCAACTGTAAGAGTGTAGTCTTTCGCAGTTAGTAAAGCTTCGATAATTTTCCCCGCTTGGGCAGGAAATTTACCCTCAGGCGTTGCTATTAATGTAACAATCGCGTTTAAGTTAGCAGTCCCTTTTTGGTTAGCTGCTTTAAAGTTTTTATCTATTTTCATAATATTCTCCTTTCTAATAGTGGGAACTACCCCGTTAATATAGGTATATTATATGGCAGATTGGTACCAAAGTAAAGGAGTAAAAAGAACGGAAGAAAGTCGGTCTATCAATCTGTCGGTCAGTGTTTCTTGGTGAAGTCGCCCTCGATTATATTGTCAGTTTTCTTTGCAATTAATTCTTTGAGCCGAGTGAGTATATCGTCCTTGGTCATCAAATCAATTTTTGCAGTCAATATCTCTCTCCTATCGATGTAGAGTCCACCAGCTTTGCCTCGATGGACCTCTGCAGTGATAGCAGCGGATATCTGTCCTTGGTCCTTGGCTTCTTCTCGTAGGTCGTGTAGAGTAGAGAGGTGGTTCTCTAAGGAAACTGCTTCCTTCTCCGAGGCTTGTATTTCCAAGTCAATGAGGTAGTTTCGTACAACAGGGTTATGATTCAGTAATACGCTGCCTTGTGTTTTGGCACCCTTCCTATCCTTTGTATAGCCTGCTTTTATAGCGGCTTCAGTTGCTGTTTGTCCTTTAATATACTCTTTACAAAATAGTTTTTGTTTAGAGTTGAGTGGCTGCCACGTCTTACCATTTTGGTCTACGAAAGCTTTGCCGTCTTCGGTGGGAACTAAATGAGTATAAGTTAGCTTTTTCATTGTAATACCTCGCTTCAGCAAATGATATTACAAATATATTAAAAAAGATAATTTTCAAATTACTTTTCTCGTGCCCTCTAGTAATCTTACCATAGTTTCTAATAACTAATAGAAAATCTATTAGTTTTGTAGATTCAAAGAACAGAGTAACAAAGAGGGTTGTAGACTGATTCTATTAGTATATTAGAGATATTAGTAGTTTTGTAGATTTCTTTCAATAAAATTTTTTATTTTTAAAAACACTAATACGATAGGTCTAATAATAAAAACCCCCGAGCCGTAGATAACGGCACGAGGGCATTTAGCAGATAGTCCTTAGTATCTATCTACGAATCTGCTGGCACCATCAGTATCTAAAAGTGCACCAATGATTTCCTGTACAGTTTCTTCTATGTCTGTATCAGCGTTAATCTCATAAATATTAAAATATTTAATATCAAACATATCCGACTGGTCCCAACCGTCGGCAGTTATCACCATAATACTGTCATCAGTCATATTTTCTATCTCGTCGCCCAACACTCTCGTTTCTTTCGGAGAGTAATACCCTTTCGGTAATTCATGTTGTCGCAACGCTATAGGAAATAAATTCGACGTTTCGGCTAATCTATCGAATTCTTTCTTAGTCCATATAAAACTATAATTACCCATAGTCTCGTGGACCATAAAATTAATAACTAACGGTCTATGCTTACCGTCTTTTATATCGGTATTATAAAAACTAATATTCCACTCTTTTAAATCATTCCAGAAATCATTCGCTAACTCCCAATAATAACTAGGTGTAAGTATATTAGCATTTCTCTCATGACAGTAGGTCGTTGTAACATTTTTCCAATCGTCGGTCACTTTAATCGGAACCATTCTACCAAACCAACCACTATCGTCAAATGCGTGTAATCTCATCCCAACAAACTCGTTGTTGAAATGTTTTCTAGTAATTTCCAACATTTTATCCACTAGTTTTACTTTTCTAGCTAATGTTTTCAAAAAGTCTTTATATTTATCATTCATAATAATTTCTCCTTTCTTAGTTAATCGTAAAAATAATTTTTTACCCCTATATTATACCTAAGATTTTTAAGACGCGCCAACGACTTTTAGATTACTACAGGCGTAAAAAACCCCCGCATAAAGCGAGGGTCCTTCGAGTGTTAATTATCTAAGCAATCCCATACGCTCCCGCTCTATAGTGTCGTAAGTCCACAAAACTCCTTCAAACTCAGGGCTAACATATCCTTGTGTTCCATCGTCAAATGTTAGTAGCTCAGCTGGTGCGTTAAATGTAAACTCATCGTCCATACATCTAGTCCCACGTTTTACTAATTCTATCTTAGTAACCTTCCTTGGCTCAGTATATTCATTCGACCAATCCCATTCTTGTCCTATGTAGACGTGTCGTCCTCTAGTATATTCTTTCATAATTTCTCCTTTCTTTGAAAATTAATATTTTTAACTATATATATTATAGCTACCAGCAAACCGAAAATAAAACAACCCCCGCATAAAGCGAGGGCTTACACTTTAAGAGTCTCTACGATTCTCAGTTTCTTCGACCCATTCAGCGTCGACTTTAACCATAGAATCAAACTTAGATTCACACTGACTAGCAGTTAAGACCGCAGGGCATTTTTCGAAATGATAGACCGCAAACATACCGTCATTAACATTTATACGCATAATAGTAGAGTTACCGACAACAAAGAAATCAGCAACTACAGGTCCACCATTCAGCTTATCGGCTAAATCTTCGGGGTAGGCTTTACTAAAAATCTTAGCGTCTAGCTTTTCGCTAGGGCTATTTATTCCTTCAAATTCTGGTGTATCGTTCATAATATTCTCCTTTCTTTTTTAATACCCTTATATTATAGCTACCAACAAAGCGATTATAAAGCAGCCTACGAGCTTTAGATTTTCTCTAACTTATACTTGTCTGTACCAATGATTTCTATATACTCAAACTTTTCGCCTGTCTCAATATTCTCAAGTTTTGTTCCTTCGAACGATTCCCAACCTTGTAATACTTCGTCGTTTGTTAATTTTTCGATAGGGTATTTATCGAGTAAATGTATATTTCTATCTACTACTGAACACCAAAGTTCAGCATAACTTTCTAATATATCGTCTACTTGTTCTGGTCGGCACATGCAAACGAATACATCGTCCATCGGTTGCACTTCATGTCTATATTCTAAATATAATTTAAATAATTTATCGCTCATAAGATTTTCTCCAACTCATATCTATCTACACCATTTTCGCGTATAGTCACATACCAAAATTCTTCACCTGTTTCTACACACTCTAATAACGCATCGAAATCAAATGCTTCCCATTCTTGTAGTATTTTACTTTCCGTTAGTTCATCGACTGGGTAGTATTCTCCTTTTTGATTAGTATGGCATGGGTCCATTATTAAACCCCACAACTCCGAGTAATGTTCATGTATCTTTGCTACACGGTCTGCTGTAGTGATACATAAAAATTCTTTGTATTGATTAGGGGTTCTTTCTCTCTCGTGATGATAACATAAATATACTTTAAATAATTTATCGCTCATACTTCCTCCGTCTTTGTAACATTCATCCAATCAAAACCGTCTCTGGGTGCAAAATATCTTTTACCGTCAGTGTGGCTGACTGCGACTATCTCTCCGTTGACCATAGTAGCTATAATCGGGTCGTCCGTAGTATCAGTTGTTAACATATTTCCTACCTTATCTTCTAAACCTTCAGGTGCATACATCAAATCAAACACTTTATCATATGCTTGTATCAACTTATTCGCTTGGTCTAGTGTTACGTATTTCCATATCAAATAGAATTTACCGTCTTCTGCATAAGCATCACTCGGCTCGGGATAAACCCTTAATTCAAATATTTCGCTCATACTTCCTCCGCATTTTGGTTAATTCTAGTAATCGAAGCACTGAATCCATGTCCGTCTCCAATCTTCAATATATGGTAGATATAATCTTTCGATTGTATAACTGTAGTACCTATAACGTCGGCTTCAGTGAAACCTCTGCGTTCTTCGTCAATCACAACTATATAACCGTCAACTAATCCGCCTGGTCCAATAGTATCTACTAAATCGTCAGCCATTACCCCTCCATCTTCTGATAGAGGTATCGTACAGTGCCACTCGTCAACTCGATTCTTATCAAGCTGTTCGTTTATATTATTAAAAATTTCGTTCATATCTTTCTCCTTTCTATCGTAATAATAATTTACTACTTTACTATTATAGCTACGAGTTTTACCAAAGTAAAACAACCGCCGAAGCTAGCAAAAGCCAAGCCATTAGTAACCAAAGTCCGTCATCATTTCTCATCTTGTTTATAGAGTTCATCAAAAGTTTCTACCTCTCGTTTGCCACAGTCCTCACATTCTAATACGCTGATTAATACGCCGTCTTTCGTAATTTTATGACTGTTGCGTATATCACAATCTCCGAGCACTTTATATTTACAATCAGTCATTTTTCTCTTTTTGTGCCTTCATCCAAGCACCTGTAATATCTACAGCTTCGTGTCTGCCAAGTTCTGGAAATACTTTTCTTAACTCTGCAGGTGCTCCGAACATATTAATACTTCCCATTTCCTGCATAGTATCTAACATTTCAAAGTATGGTTTATTTTTATTTTCTTCAGTTTGCATAACTACCTCCCAATAGTTTTAGTTTTACATTCGTCGCAGGTAGTGATTATTCTAGGCTCGTCACCTATCAATAAACTACCGCACTCACGACACTCTAAAGTAGCATTATCTAATTCATGACACGGTGAACATAATGTTCCCTCATCAGTATTAATTACATAATAATCTTTTACATCTACGGTATTTTCTGAATACTCGTCTCCGCATTGAACACAAGTCCATCCGTCAGGACAAGAGCTAACAGCATCTTGTCCAAATAATTTTTCTGTTGAAATACTCATAACTACCTCCCAATAGTTTTAGTATCGTTAATAGTGATATACTGATATGCACCTTTGTTATACGCTGGTGCAATCTGTGTTTTACGCTGTTCAGCTAATCGCTGTGCAGCTTCTTCGCCGCACGATGTACAGGTCGAATAACCTAGTTTAGCTCGTGCGGTCGGTATTTTATCTCGGCATAATGAACATATCATAATCTTTCTCCTTTCTTTTATTACGCTATAAATAGTATAGCTACGAGTAAAGCCAAAGTAAAGCACTACCACCATACGTGCATTACCGCACCACGTTTACCAGCAATACCGAGTAAAGTCGCTAGGTCTTTAACTTCGCCGAGTGTATATTCAGCCCAATCCTCTACTTGATAAACTATAGTGTCGTCATCAATATCTAAAGGACAGTTCGTATCATTAGGGTCGCTACCAAACACACCATATTCTTCTCTAACAGTATGTAAAAATTCTTCTAACACATCAGCTTGTGCTTTTAGTTCATCGCTTGTAACATACGGCGGGTTATCGTGCTCCGATTTATGCCATATACCTCCTCGATGTTGCATAAGCTCATCAACTAAAGGCTCGTATACTTTACCCCTAAACGAGCCATCGCTACCACTTCCGCTGAGCATACCTCCGCAAAGGTTGATATCTTTTAGGCGTTCATCATCTTCGTGCGTAAACGCTTTATCATGGTCGTTACCATGTACTATATAACAATCTAATCCCATAATTAACTCCCTGCTATCATTATTAAGATAGCTAAACAAAACATCATTGCTGGTAAAATAAATATCTCAACACCCATAATCAACTCCTCATCTGTGCAATACGTGCAGGTATAACGACTGTCATATTACATTCGTCACAACATCTGCCTTCGTTAACAGGCTCGGCGTTATTGCCGCCTTCCCATACTATCTCGCCCTTATCGTTTCTTAAAGGCTCGATATGTCCTTCGCAAATAGAACATTTGCGGTCTTCTAGTTTAGTTACATTATTCATAATTCCTCCTTAATATAACAATCTTTTAATAGTAGTAGCTTCGCCTGTATCACGTAATTTGTATACATTCAAACCTTTCCACTTTTCGTTTTGTCTGTCGACTTCTGCTTGTGCAGACTCTAACTTACTATGCGATGTGTGTAACATCCAGTTTTCGCTGTGCGGTGTATCAGCATGTTGGTATATAACTCTATACCTTAATACTCGCTCGTCGTGGTATAAATTACCGTCAGAGCCTCGATAAACGCCGTCTTCAATTTTTGTAAATTTCATAACTTTCTCCTTTCTTAAAATTAACTATAACTAGTTTACTTACCAGCAAACCGAAAGTAAAGCAAAGGGCGGACTGTAGAATGTATGAATAGTTGAACGGAGCACTCTACAGCCCTTGTATGCTCACTATAATGAAAGTTGTTGCATACCAAAAAAAGCAGGACTTAGTCATGTCTGTGTTTGCCACTGCGTGCTTATCCACTTAACTATAGTCTTGGCTGAGCCATAACTAAGTCCCTTTCGCGAACTAATCTTTCTTAAATAATCCATCCTCTAATTTACCTGTACGGTCTTTAATTTCGTCCCAAGCATGGTCTAAACATTGTTCAAACGTTAAACCATATTGTGCTGCTAATATAATCAATACTACTGCACAATCGCCTATACCATCTTTTAAACTTTGTTCGTCACGATAAGCTACAGCTTTCGCTAGTTCACCTACTTCTTCCATAAGTTTCAACGTTTGTGCGTTAGTATCTATTAAATCTTGTGTAAACTTTTCTACATTCAGTAAACCACGTTCTTCACCCCAGTTCTCAACTCTCGTTACTTCTTCTAATCTAGTTGTTCTCATAGTTTTCCTCTAAATATATACCTAAGTGCATCAAGTTTCTTTTTGCTCAGGTGTCGTAGGTGTTTCGGAACTTCTTGCTCTTTCGGGGTAGAGTTCTTTTGCCCACTTGTCGATTTGTTCGATTGCTGCTCCATAAAATACTCCTGTTTCGTGTTCTCTGGCAAGCCGTGCTATTACATGCTGTGCTTCCCAATTTGCTAAATTAGGGTGTAGTTTTTTAACATCGTCTATTGTTATTTTAACACCCAACTCTATATCTCTTAAAGCTGTATATTTATTAATAACTACTTTCAATTTGTATCTCCCTTTCTTGTACTCGACCGAACGGAGCTTCCGCTAGTCGATTAATATTACAACGATTATCAAATTTATCTCGTTGTCGTTGTTGTATTTCTTGAGCGATTTTAACAGCTTCTTTATCGCTATCCGCCCAAATATATAATTGTAAATCTACTGTATACCTATCCATTACATACCCCTTGTCATATGTGAATAACAATTTCTACCGTTGGCTTCTAGTGGTAAACCACAAACACAGGTATCTTCATAACTGTAATTGCCGTAAGTATCTTCAAACCAAATATCGAAAAAGTGGCTTACGTCAGCAACTTTGATTTTAGTATAAGGCTCGTATATTCTATGGTAATCCCATAAAGCAGATGTAACAAAATCATAGGCTTTTAACCTATCTTCATCAGACATATCTAAATAGTATGTTAACCTACTGATATGCCGTAATGTTTGTTCTTTAATAATTTCTAAGTTCATAATATTCTCCTTTCTATAAAAATTGAGAGTGTGTGCCGAGTGGGTCTTCCTCGGATTTGCATGCGTTTTTCCCCTACACACACCCTCGTCTAGTTGTGAGGTCGTATGAACGAGAGTAATTCCTCACAACTAAAACTTAATAATAGTTTACTTACGACTAACGCCAAAGTAAAGCACTAAAACATTACGGAGTATCGAAGTCAGCATGTTCAGTCACAACTTGATAAATTATATCCCAAGCCTCGTTAACAGCGTCTTCGTCGTATCCTGTTTTAGCCCCCGATGAAACAACTTCACCAAGTAATTCTAACGCTTCTTGTATATCCATTAATAATACCCCGCGATTTCCATTCCAGGCTCGTCATAAAACGCTGTAATACTAACGCCATCACGTTCTTCTTTATATATCTCACGTAAATGAGCTACTGCCATTTCTGGCGGCGACCATGCAGTATTGAAACGATACTCTAAAGTTTCATTAATTTCACATAACTCGTCGTCATAAGTATTCCATTTAGTACCCCAATTTTGAATACGCCAATCCCACCATTTTGGCATACGGTGGGTATCGTCTTCTTTACCAAACGTTGGCTTAACTGCGATACTTTCGTAGTCTGGCTCGGGTAATATATGGCTTAGGTCGAAACAAGTTTCTTCAGACTGTAAAAATTCTTTAATTTCTTTAGCCTGTTCTTCAGACCTACAATGTATTTCTACTCTATTAAAACAATGGTTTGGCATAATTAACTCCAAATTCTCGCAACCAACTTACCTTCAGGTAAAAACTGTATAGTTTTCGCATACTCGTTAACATCTAACGTAGTGGCAATACTCTCGCCCTCGTCGTTATGACCAAGTATTAAACCTTTGCCCGCAAGGGTCACAAGTTGGTTGGTCGTATAACTATATATTCTAAAATAACGTGTAGGGTCTTTCAATAAACCTTCGTCATCTACGTATATATCGTTAGTATCGTCAAGTGAAACTACATCGAAAGTATTACAATCTGTAAGATTGTATATTTCTTTATAGTCACCGTTATAATCTACTTCTGACACAGATTGGTCAAAAGGGTCAATTAATATAGCTTTCATAACTTTCTCCTTTCTTAATTAGTTATATTAATACTTTACCTACCAGCAAGCCGAAAGTAAAGCAACGTTATTTCATTTCTTTTTCAGTAAACATAGTATCGATAGTATCAATCACGCAGTTGATAAAATCAGCTTGGTCCCAACGGATTTCTGGTTTTTCTAAAACTCCATCAGCCATGTTAGGGACTACAACATTGTTAAGCTTACGAGCGAGTGCTATAGCATTAGTTTCTACAACAGTGCCGTCGTGTTTAGTTATTGTAATTTCCATATTCTCCTCCTATGAATAATAAATGATAAGGCGTTGTTCATATGACTTCACTCTAGCCTAACCTATGTAGATTAAACATCAATTCCTCGTCAAACTGGATTTATACTTTAATAGCTATCCACTTTTCCGCTAACCTTATCGTGTGAGACTGTACTATTGAGGCAATACAGTCTCACGGTTTCCAAATTATACTTCAGATAGGAAGCCTTCGCTTACTAATCTATCTTTGTAAAATCTGAAAATTCTTAAAGGGTCTTGGCATGTAGACAAGAATCCTTTTTTAACAGCTAGTGCAACTAAGTCTTGAGCAGTAAACTTTTTAGGGTCTAGCTCAGTCTTTTTAGCTTCACTAATTGTTTGTAATAAAGCATACATTTGCGGTGTAAAGCCAGTTTGTTCAGGCATAGTGCCACTGAACTTGTAGCTTTTTCTCGCTGCACCTCTAGTTTTTGCGACAGGCTTTGGCACTTTTGTTACTTGTGCTTTGCTTATAGGCTTGTCTGCAACAACCTTTGGCGGCATACTTTTAGATTTTGAAGTAGTAGTTGCTGTTCGCATATCTTTCTCCTTTCTAAATATTAATTTAATCTGTTTTTATACAGACACCAAGCTTTACTATACTTACCACTTTTACGAATGTAAAGCAGCAAGTTCATTAAGCGATACGCCAGACTCTGATACCAGATACTTCTACCAGTGTAGGGTTTGAAGGGTCAGATATTTCTTCAAGTCTATAACGTAATACAAACTTCCACTCGGGTTCTTGTTTTTTACAAAAAGTCCTAGTAGATTGTTGTAATCTATTTTTTGCACGAGTTGCATTGTCATCTTCTCGCAATTCTATAAAAACTGAATCGCCGACTTCCATATCGCCCCATGCGTATTGTGAGCCTCTGCCCCTGATATCTTCAGGGATAGGAACTCCTTTTTCTATGTTAAATTTCATTAGTGTATATCCTCGATTTTAATAAGTTTATTATCTTCTAAATATTTCTTCCAAAACATAAACACTAGAGCGGGGTCATTGACCCCCTCTAGTTGCTCACAGCCTTGTGCTATCATAAGGTCAGCTAGCTCTTGTGCTAGCTCATTCTCATGTGCTTTGCTGAATACAGCTTCCCATAGTCTGCCAAGTAGATTGGCTGGTACGCTATAATCATCCATTAGGCAGCCCTCGATAGAGCCATATCTAGTGCTTTAGCTTTTCTATTAGCTCCTGCACCAAACCAAGCACTATGTAAAGCATTACCTTTTACTTGCGAAGTCCTAAGGTGGTCTTCGACATAGGTAACAGCATTAAATGCACCCCACCATGTTTCTTTAGCTGATTTAAGGTTTGCACCTGGAGAGTTGTAATACCCTTCCATAGCTAATGCAGGGAACTTATTAAGTTTCTCCGCTAATGGTTCTTGTATACCGACTGCTTTACCTTCTGAACGTAATTTTTCTTCTAGTTTATATTGCATAAGCATATCTGGTTGATATATTTCTGCAACGTAATCTATTACGTCAGAATGTTTAGCTTTCGCTTTAGATAGAGTTGTAGCGTATTGCTGAAACTCTTGCATTTTAGATTTAGATAAACCTAGTGCCTCTTCTGCAGTTTTAACAACTTGGTCATTGAAATCTCTAACATGCGGCACTCTAAAGTGATTACCTGCTTGTTCTAGAGCTAATGTAAGTGTGTTATTACAAACTACTCTTATAGGCGTTAGTTTTATCGTCATCGATTTACCTGCTACGTGTGGTTGATTAATTAAGAGATAACCTCCTATTTCATCACCACCAGCAAGTTCAAAGTCATCTGAGATTTTAGCTAAACCCCAAATTTCTTTACCGTTTCTTAAACTACCTGCAGTTTCCATGGTCATATCACCAGCTTCTGTAAAGCGTTTAAAAAACTCAAATACCCTCTCGTTTTGGAAAGGAACATAGTTCTTCCCGCAATGCGAAAGTATTGTATTGTCGCTGTCACGAACAATATGGTAGGTATCTTCAGCTTGAATTAACCCCACGTTGTCGCTCCAGTCTGGAGTATCGATAGTGTAGCTTGGACGTTTACTAACAGTCCAGTTTAACTCTGCCGCCTCCAACATTTGCAATGGCGTAAGATTAGACTCTACCTTAACACCTAGTTTGTGCCAAGGGACATCGTTTGCCCACGCTATTGTTTCTATATTATGTGCCATATAATTCTCCTTTCTGATAGTGTATATGGTTGTAAGCCCCACGCTTACCCTTATAATAGTATATAACAAACTTACGAAAGTAAAGCACTAGTAAGAGCAGCCCAGTCGTAGGGAACGGTGAGAGTTAGAAGAGCTTTATGATTATAACCACCTTTTACTAATTCTTTAATTCCTGTTAGGCTATCGATATGGTAGAGTTTGATTTCGTCATTTTTTCTAGCCATGACAAACACCTGTCCTCCATGCATTGCACGTTTAGTTAACCATGATACTTGCATGGGTCGTAGAGTAAGTTTATTTCCTGAATGTATTTCTTTTAGTTCTATCCAAAATTCTTTGCCCCAACCACAACCGTTTACGTCGGGCACACCTGCACCTGTCATACCTGTTTCAATACGCTGTAGGTGAATATCTTTTAGATTTTCTCTTAATAAGAGCCAGAGATTCTTTTCTTTAGCCATTCTTCATGTTTGAATAAATCTGGTTTTTTAAGGTTTTGTTCATAATATTTTTTTGCATAAACTGCACGTTTTTTCCTAGCTTCTTTATTAGTTCTATATTTTTCTTTTGCTCTTTTGTTTATTTTATCTTTATTTTTTCTCGCATATTTTGTACTTTTGATACGCATACCTACTTTTTGGTCTTCTGTTAAATTAGCTAGATATTTTTTAGACCGTAAAGTTTCATAAGATACGTCATGGTGTTTATTGTATTCTTCTACAAATGCTTCTAAACCTGCTATAACAACTTTAGCTTCGTGTTCATTTCTATCTTGCACGTACTGTTCATGGTTAGCTTCTGCTATAGCAAATATATCTGGGTCAACATGGTAGTCATCAACTGCGAATCTACCATTACCTGTAACATGAGTTTCGTCATGTTTAATAGAGTTTTCAACTTTAGTTAAACTTCTCGGTCCACCTGCCCATCCGTCAAGGTCTTTATAAACACCTTTTCTACTTGCCGTGTTATTTTTAACCATACATTTCCTACTACAAAATTTTCTTTGCTTTCCTGTAAGTGGGTTATCACACTTGGGTAAAGCACATCGTAGGTATGTAACTTTCTCTTTTTTACACATACCTATAGGGTAAAGTAGATTAACGCCAAAGTAAAGCAGTAAAACGACGAAATTAGCTTTCTGTTTAATCTAAGCCGTTTTAAGCCCTGACTATATCTTCTAAGGCTAAACCCTTAACTACTCCGTCAAAACGCCTTAGGTGGCGTCTGGTGAGACCGATTTTTCCGATATAGCTTAAAATTTAGTATTTCCAGTCCCAACCGCTATGTGGTACTACTGACTGATTATTTCTAATAGTTTTTACACTTTTAGTCTTTAACCATGCATTATATTCGGCTGTTATTTCTTCCATATCATTATAAGTAGAGTTGAGTTCATTCCATTTATTACGTGCAACTTGCGTTCCAAGATAATAATCGCCATCACCTAACTTACAGCGTGTTACAATTTGCCATGCACGTTGTTTTGTTAAATCATATGCTTCTGCTAATTCGAGTAGAGTGATATCTTGTTTTAGCCACTCCTCATACATCATTGCATATTTTTCTTGACTTTCTGCTTTCTTTTTTGGTGTTATACCTCTCATAGAGTTATCTCCTTAACTTCGCCCCAAGATTGACCAAGCTCTGCGTCGACTAATAGAGGAACTGCGATTTTTACACAGTTTTCCATAATCTCTATAACTTTTTTAGCCTGAGCATGATTTTCGATAGATATATCTACCTCATCATGTATTTGCAAGTGTGGGACTATTCCTTCCTTCCATAGTTCTATCATGGCTAATTTAGTCATATCAGCCGCAGAGCCTTGTATCAAACGGTTGAGTGCTTTATAAGTAAATGAACGTTTTAGTTCATCGCCGTATTTTGTTATTGCTTCATCTTTTGCTAGCGGTGTAGTTCTTTCAAATTTACTTTCCCATAAATCGAAACGACATCTACGCCCACCGATAGTTTTTATAAATCCTTTTAAATTCGCTATCCGAGTGCATTGGTCTTGTAATGCTTTTATAAACGGAACTTTTTCATGATATTGTTGAAATAATTTTTCTGCTTCGAACTCGTCTAGCCCTAGCTCTCTAATTAATTTTTCTTTACCCATACCATAGCTTAATCCTAGATTAATCGTTTTAGCTTGTTTACGTGGTATGTTTGCCATATCTGCAACTATCTGGTGAAAGTCTGCATTATTTTCTGTATACTGTTGTACAGCTTCTTGTGAGCCACGTAGACTCATTTCGTTGGCGTAATGCACCGTAAGTCTAGGCTCTTGTTGTGAATAGTCAAACGCTCCCCATTCACAGCCTTCTTCTGGTATAAATAATGACCGTATTAAATTACCTATTTCTGGGTCACGAGCAGGGACTTGTTGTAGATTAGGATTACTATAACTAAATCTACCACTGACTGTGCCACCCCTGTCGTTACGCATAGGGTGAGCTTCTGCATGTATACGACCATTAAATACATGGTCGCCTATCATTTTATCAATAAACGTAGTTCTCGCTTTATTTAACTTTCTAGCCCTAACAATTAGTTTAGGCAACTCGTGTTCATGTCCTTCTAACCACTGTCTTTGAAAACTAGGTGTGCCTTTTTCTGTACGTGGATACCATAAATCGTTTTTATCGAATATGTTTTGTAATGAAGCGTTAGCCCATAAATTTACATCACTACCATATTTCCTTTTTATTTCTACTTGTATAAGTTGTTCTTCTTTAGATAATCGACTACTAACTTCATCTGCTTTATTAGTATCGACTCTTACACCCCTCCATCGCATTTCGATAAGTAGAGGTATTAGGCTAAGTTCCATATATAAAACTTTTTCTAAATCTTGTTCTTTAATTTGTTCTTCTAATTTATGCCACAGTTTATAAGTAAGTATGGCGTCTTGTTCACCGTAAGGTCCAACGTATTTTGCGGGTAGTCTATACATTTCGCTTTTAGGGTTAACACCATAAGTAAGTGCAGCGTCTTGTAATAACGTTTCATCTTTAGTTTCGTTACACCAATCTTTACCTAAATTATCTAGCGAATATGAAAATCTATTTTCGTCTAGTAGAGGGGCGGCAATGATAGTATCAAGGATTGTACCTTGTATATCAATGCCTTCCCTTTTTAACCACCCAACATCATACAGAGAATTATGAAAGATTACTTTGCGTTGGGTAGATAAAACATTTTTTAACCACCTTAATACAATACCCTCATCTAAATTGCCGCCACCTTCATGACGTATAGGAAAATACCCATGCCAATCTTTTGTAGCAACACCCACACCAACAATATGACCATTACCTGTAGCCCAACCTGGACCATTGATGAGTAGATTAGGGTCATAAGTCTCAAGGTCTATGGCTACCGTTTCATCAGTTGCAAACTGTGGAAACACATCAGGCACAGACCATGAACTTTCGGGTTTAAATAAAGGACTTTGCAAAATCACTTCTTCTTCTTTTTAGGTGCTTTTCCGCCTACCCATGCTTCGTTTACATCAGGAGTAGATTTATCGTCAGCAACATATCTTCCTTTTTTAGTTCTAGCACGTTTAGGTGTTACAGGCACTACGCCTTCTTTTACAGTTTTAGCTGATGTTAAAGGTTTTAGTTCTACTGTTGCTTCTTCTATTGCAGCATCAATTATTTCTGCTTCTTTTAAAAGTTTTTTAACTTTTGTTACTTCTGCACTTTCTTGTGTAGGTAATCCTAAAAAACCTTTTAATTTATTCCAAAAACTCATATATCCTCCTCGTCTACGTCGTTATAAGATTCTGTTATTTCTTGTGGTTCATCTGTAGTTTGAACAAGTATTTCTTGTTCTACTAGTAAAAGATATCTACGTAAATCACGTATATCGTCTAATAGACCTGCCTCGCCACTATATACTTTACCCGCTTCGAAGATATCCCAACCATGTTTTTCAGATTGATGTTCTATCCTATCGAACTTACGAGCAAGCATCATAAAGGCACCGACACCGCCACGTCTTTTCCAAGAATCGCCGTAAGATTGTTCCGCTCGTTGTAGAGCTTGTAAATCGTTTTGAGCAACTTCTTTCATGAGATTAAAATCTGCACTCATGTTATTCTCCTTTTTCCGCATGGTTATTTCTACGCTCTTCTCGGGTGCGGAGCCAACTAAGACAAGCGTTTTTCCAATCTTTTGGAATTATATAATCACAGTGTGCGTATGCTTCCTCATACTTTCCTGATTTATATAAATAATAAGTAATTGCCATAGGCACTGCAATATCTCTATAACAGGGGTTTACCCAATTAGCAGCACCTATGATATCTGCAGGGTGGTAATTAAAAAATCTATCGTGTTCCCAGTCTAAACAATCATGTTCTATAAATAAATCACTACATTGGTAATCAGGCAAAGTTTCGTAAATATTTTTAAAAGGTGTATAAACATCTATAGATAAATGTTTAACTTTATCCCATACCTCGTTAATATAGACATGAAAACTATCACTAACTTGTCGATATACGCCAACGGGTACACCAAGTCTATGTGCAACAAGTTCTTGTAGCACTGACATATGTACCACGTTGGCACCATACGCACCCCATAGCATATCGTTAGACCTATTACAAACAGTCATATTTAATTTATTATCTCTTATCTTAAAATAAATATTAGTATTACAAGGCACATCTTTACTGACTCTAGCTAAATCTTTATTTGGGTCCCACATCTGTAATACTGCACGTCTATCGTCTGGGTTTTCTTTAAGAAGTTTTACAATCATATCTATTTGGTCTTTATGAAAATATTTTCTCCACCTATAACCATACGCACCCCATAGAGTTTCGCCATCATCTGAAAAATTAGACATACTCGCAACATAATAAGTTAATGATTTTAAATCGTTTCTGCCTGCTAACATCCACATACTTTCTATAAAGTGAAAGAAAGGATTTGCATCTCTTGCTTCTATAAGACATACTCTTTCTGTTGGTTTTAGGTATACAGTAGTAACAGGGTCAACACATTCTAATGTTTTACCGTTTCTACTGTCTTGTTCGATATAATTTGTTTCATCTTGAAATAAATCTACACCTCTTAAAATAGCCTCGTTTACATTTCTAACTTTTATAACTTTCATAGTTCCTCCACTAATGGTAAATTTTCGTCATAGGTATACATAGACCTTGTTCTTCCCTCGCCTTTATAAATACGAGAATACTTATCAAACTCACATAAACCCCCCTCTATTTCTCTCATCTCATAAGGTAAATCATTTCTAAAAGTTATGTTTACTGGTAGTTTATGTAGTGCTATATCGTATAACGCCACCATTTCACTACACCAATCATGGCTACGCTGACAAAAATCTAATGGTCTACCTGTTAATCTGTTTAGTCCTCGCATAGCTCCTGGACCTGCATTAGCCCATGAATATCTATCATTTGCTCCTTGTAATAGGTAAGTAAATCTTAAATCTGTAACAACTTCATAAGCCATGAACGGTCCCATGTATGGATATTCTCGTAATAAATTCCAACAATACTCTAAAGAACTTTCATTATTATCTCTACGTTTTACAAGCTTTTCTATCATATAATCTTTACGTTCCCACATATGGGTTATACATTCTGCTACACCTGTAACTTTATCCATACCGTTTGGAGACTTTACTATATAAGCTCCTGTGACCCATTTATCTTGTTTAGTTATTTCTTCTATCGCTTTTTTTCTATCCCAATTTTTAAGTAAGTCGTGTTTTATCAGAGTTCTTCCAGTAGGTATCCAATTAAACCAACGAAAAATAACCGTAGCCATAAGCACGTCAGTATCTTCACGCATAGGCTCTCGTATATGTTTTTTAAACCAACGAGTTGTTCTATCTTCTTCGCGAAAAACTTGACAGAACTTATACTGCTGAAGTATAGGGTCATCAGTCCAAGGAGGTGGGAAGTTTTGGACTTCTTTTTGTAGTCTGATGTTTTCCCTCTCTACTTGCCAATACAAGTATCTATCAAGTTCCTCTTGAATAAACATTACTTTTTACGCAATACCCATGAACAGTTATTCGCATATTCTGGATAGAATGTTGCAGCAACAACTCTTAAAAACTGTCTACCGTATCTATTTTCTAACATACTAAATTGTTCTGGAGTCCATCCTAAGTTAGGAATTTTCATAGCTTTCTTTAAATTAGGCATTTGTATAAATGTTCCTGTAACAGCTTCTATAGTAAAGTTTCTTTCTAACTCATCTTTTAGTTCTTGGAAACCCCACTCATATACGTGGTCTTCAGGTAGTTTATCGTTAGAGCCGTCATGGTTAGGAGTAGATACAAAACCTAAAGCTCCAGGACGCATCACCCTAGCTACATCGTCAAGCCACGGAGCTATAAACTGTCTACCCATATGTTCAATAACTTCAGTAGACCAAAAGAAATCTATACTTTCGTCCTCTAGTTTAAATACAGGGTCGACTGTTAAGTCTTGAATTACTATCGTTGGATTAAAATTCTGGAACCACGTAGAGTCCATAACTTTACCCCCCGCGTTAGACCAATAAGGTAATTCCATTTCACAAGCAGGGTCTATATCTGTGCCATAAAAAGAAGCTATAACATCTGTCTTTTTAATAACATATGCTTTATATAGGTTTCTTAAAGCCCAACATTCACCGCAGCCTACTTCAAAAGTATCTAATGGTCTGCCTAATCTTTTTGCTTCTTCTATACATAGAGAAGCTATTTTATCGAAACGACTCATATGAGCTATTTCATCAGGACGCCAATTAGCTAATACACCCGCACTAGCAATATCCATCCTTGTGTTTTTACTATCGTTTTCGTTTACTAAAAGTTTCTTTCTAATAGATGACATAATTTACCTCCACCAACTTGGTTGTTGTCTATTTCTATTCCATTGAGCGTAATGTTTTTCATGTATCACATAATCCCTGTACGCTTTTACAGGGTTTTTATTCTTATACTCATCAGGCATAGCTTGTGCTAAAGGTGTCATCGCATTAATAGTTATATTAGCAGGTGCTAAATATAATGCTTCCCTTAACTTTTCTACGCTAAGATGATTTTTACCGTATCGGTGAGTATATTCGTCACCTAACGCTATAAAGTGATTATAGAGCCATCTATAATTACCACTTGTTTCTCTAGCCCATATAGTGCACGGATGATTTTTATAAGCAGTTTTATATAAACCGAGCTTATCTGATTCTTCATCGCCGTCTAATACCCTATGGGCGGTACATAACATCTGTGCTGTTTCAAGCGGCATTTTAACCAACAACTTATCGGGTTGGTCTTGTGCCGACTTTACAGGACACTCGTTAAAATAAAATATGTTCATATATCTCTCCTTTCTTTTAAACATAAATTTACCATATATTTATACTTTACATTTATAGCAAAGTAAAGCACTTAAATTTGAAAACATCTAGTAGTTTTTGGTTCAATTAAATATAAATTTTCTTTAGCTCTTGTCATACCTACATAAAACACTCTATTTTCATCATCAGGATTTTTCTGATAATTTTTATACACCCTTGTAGTTATATCAGTAAGTAATACAACGTTGGTAGCCTCTCCGCCTTTTGCTGCGTGTATTGTAGATAATCGTATACGTGGTTCTTTTGTTATTTTCTCACCTCTACGTAACATCGCTCTTATATAGCTAATTTCTGCAGGTCTTAGTAAAGTAAAAACATCGTACCATTCACCTATAGGTAAATCTGGAAACTGTTCTTTAAGTGATGTCAGATTAGGCTTTGCTGACGCTTCTAATAAATCTAACTTTTTAAAATCTTTTACCTTGATATATTTAAGAATATTAGCACATTCTGTTAGTGGTAATCGGGCACCTTTTCTAAGGCGTTGCCAATTTATAACAGCTCTTACTTTGCTTTCGGGCAAACTCGTTTTACCTTTAACTTCGAAAAACCAACCTTCGTTTCTACAATACTCATCAACTTCTTCTAATAGATAATTTGTTCTCGCTAGTACAAGCCAATCACTTTCTTCCATATTTAGTAATGTTATACTCGGCTCCCAACGTACCATTCCTTCGTCCTTTCGTGGGTGCCATACTTTATGTATACGTGAACTAACTTGCGATATACAACGTCTAGCATACTCATGAACGCTAGAAGGTATCCTATAAGATTGTTCTAATACCATAGCATTTTTACTATTCTTTATTAAATAATCTACATCTGCGCCTGCCCACTTGTAGATAGCTTGGTCATCGTCTCCTGCTACATAAATACGTTTTGCATTATCTGCAAGTTTACGAACCACTGCCCATTGAACAGGAGATAAATCTTGTGCTTCGTCTACGAACATAACATCTAGTTTTGGTACGGTGCCTTCGTGTATAAACTTATGTAGCATATCCGTATAATCAACTAATAATTTATCTTCTTTAAATAATTTTAATCCTCTAGCAAAACGTTCTAATTCAAACCAACCCACAGCTTCGTCCACGTCATGCCATTGGTCTTCTAACGATACGTAACGCATACGTGCTAAATTTTCTATAAACGCTAACCTATCGTCATGAGTCATAGCGAATAGATGACCGTCTTCTGATTGTGTTTTACCTGTAAGCTTTAGGTTTAGTTTTTCGTTTAGTTCATCTATATCTTGTTTACCCATAACGTTTTCTCTTGTTAATCCTAGTTGTCTAAACGCTAATGAATGTAGAGTTCTAAAGTATGGTAATTGAGTATTAGTTATTCCGAACTTAGTTATAGCTCTTTCTTTACCTTCGTTGACTGCTTTGCGAGTAAATGTAAAAAAACCTATATCGGTGGGCTCTGTTCCTGAATCAAGTTCTTTTTCAATTAAATCTAGTAAAGTCGTCGTTTTACCTGTTCCTGGTGGTCCAAGAATAACTTGGGTATGGCTTGGTAACGTCATATACCCGTCCTAAATGTAAGGTTAATTCTTTCTTCTGCACCAACGATGTCGGGTACAGCGTGAGTAGATTTCATCTGGCTATGTCCATCGAATATTAATACGTCGCCGTGTTCTAATAGATATGTATCTTCAGCAACTACAAAGTTTTCTATTTTTGTTTCTATCTCGCTTGTATCTGTTTTCTTTTTTATTTCATTTTGATAATACCGCCAAGTAAATACTCTTGGTGCTCCAAACGATATAGAGACAACTAAGTCATCTAATGTGGGTACGGTGTCGCTGTGGTGGGGGATTCCTTTGCCATCAACACCATAATACCCACATAGACAAAACGAAAAATCAACTCGTAAATCATAATCTCGTAATAGCATATACTCAGTTAATGTTTTAATTCTAAAGATACGGTGGTTATCTGTCCACAAGCGTCCTTTATATTCTTTACCTGCGTATGCAAAAGTATTTCCATAACCGACTGTTTTTCTGCCTAAAACTTTATGACCGTTAAACTCACGTATGGTAGGCTCATCCCAATCAGTAATAACAGGGTTTTCTTTTTTGAAATATCCTTTTTTAAAATCTATCATATTTTTGTATCGTTAAACTCTGGTAAGTCGTGGGGCTCATTTTGAGTTTCGAATTCATTAATATACCATACGTTTACACCTTTGCCTTTAATATTGAAAAAATAAGGCTCACCATCAAGCTGTTTTAATTTAGATGTTAACCTGTTTCTTTGGTATTCTTTAAAATTATTTCTATGTAAATAATCCATCAAGTCTGCTAATCTGAAATATGTTTTACCTTTATTTGTCCATGGTTTATGTAATAATAATTCATCTCTTTCTCTAGCAGGTCGTTCTGTACAAAAAGCTTCTAATAGCTCCATAAAATGTCCTTCAGTAGAACTTTCTTTAGGAACTTCTACAATAGTAATAACATCTAGTAGCTGTTGTATAATTTGTCTCCAGACATTATCTTTTACTTTAGGTGGTATTTTATTGAGAGCGTCCATACATTTACGCTGAAACCTGTTTTGATTTAATAGGTCATCTGTTTCTAGTTCTAGTCTACCCCCCTCTACATCTAAAAACCATATCGGTGGGTCACTATCTTGTTTTGTAAGATTACTAAATAAAGGTGTGCCACCATTGGCTCCTATACCGAACTTACGAGTTCGACATAGTGGACTATTACAGTGACTTGCTATGGGTTGGTCATTACATCTATAAAAATAATCTTTACGTTTTAATTGTTTTACAACTGTTAGAACTTCTTGTGCACCTAAAGGTGGTTGCATATACTGTATATTAATATCTTCTAGTCTTTTTTCCCAATCGTCTGCATACTTTTTACGCAAAAATACACCAACGTTGAACAATCCTGAATTACGTGTGCCTTTAGGAAAACCTTGTACAACTAGATGTTGAATACATGGTGGTGCTTGGTCTAACCATTCATGTTGTTCATTCAAAGGGCTAGCCTCTAATAGTTCTAATGTTTTTGAGTTTATTTGTATTTCTTCTATACGTTCTATAAATTCTGTTGGTGTAAGTGCTTGTCCTTCTACGCCGTAAGCATACCTTGTTGAGTTTTCGCCACCAAAATACGGCATATTAAGTGTGCTTCCTCTATCCCCTCTATCTAATAATAGTTTAGTTTGTTTAGGAAATATCTCTGCTTGACCATAGCCTATAGAAGCGGCAATCTGTCTAAGTTTTCTTTGTAGCATAGAAGCAGGGACAGGGTCTATTAAAAATATGTATATATGTGCACCGCCACTTTTACTTCTACAGATTATTAGTGGCAGATTTTGTTTTGCTAATTTAATAGCTAGTTGTTTTAAATCTAATTGGTATTCGTCAACATCTATAGCCCCCCACACACACTCGTTATTTTCATTTATGGGGACTATCCCTAAACTTTGTTGACCCGATAGATGTTTTGTCCATAACTCTAGGACATCATTATCGTCTAGGTTTTTAGATATGGTAATATTTTTACCACTGGCTTTGCCGTCCTCTCTAGTTTCATTTGTAGAAGTAAACGTTCCGTATGCAGAACGTAGTCCTGCATACTTCTTAGCGAACGTTTCAGCTAACGACATGGCTACAAAGTAACAGAATCGTCTAGCTGTTCTTCTTTAACCTCAACCTCACCTGCTCTTGCTGCAGACATAAATGTCTTAGCAGTCTGTGCATCTTCGATAACAGTAGGATTTGCTTGGCTTATGCTGAAGCTATTCCAAGTACCTTTATCATTAGATTGAGTTGTTGTTGAAAGAATATAGTTATAAGCAAACATAGGTGCTTCTACATGCTTTCCTGCAGAGGTTTGTACTCTAGCCATTCTCATCATAGTTAACCATTTACGTGCTACACCTAATTGTGTAGAAGTAAATGCAAGAACTGCTTGTTGAGGCTCTGGCTCTAACACCAACACATAAAACTGTGCTGTTTCAACTATCTCGTTTCCTTCAGGTGTATAAAATCTCCTAGATTCAGGGTCTTTTTTACATTTATTTAGGATAGAAATATCGTGGTTAGCGTTGACCAAACCACCGCCTTTTTCTCTAGGCACCCATTCTATGTATTTTTTAGTATAAGCACATGGAACAATAGTTATTCCTTTGGCACCGTCATAAACACTATTTGTTACAGTGTTATAAAGGTCTCCTGCACTCGCACCCTCTACATAGTTACCACTTGCTTTATTAAGCTGTGGAGACATGGGTTGTAAAACTCTGATAAAAGGAATTGCAAAATCCTCTACCGTAGTTTCTTCTAGACCAGTCCCTTCTGATAATAAAGTATCATCGAAAGCGACTACGTTTGTTGTAGCTTTGGGGGCTACATTTTTATCTTCATCAATCATGTTTTACTCCTTTTTGATGATAGCCTTAGTGCCTATATAGACACCAAAAGGCTCGGTTGGAACATCATTCCCTGTAGTTAATTGCTCTTTAACAAAAGCTTTTAATGTAGAGGGATGAATACTCTGTTTAACCTCTGGTGATAGACCACGAGATTTAAGTGCTAAAACAGTTTCATCTACTATAGCACTTTCTCCACGAGCGAACTTTAAAGATACTTCGTTCTTTATAATACCCTCGTGTCCGTTATCTAATAACCATTGGTATGCCTGTTGCTGATTAGCCTTAGATATATGAGCACTATAGAACTCGTTTATAGATATCTTTTCTCCAGAGGATAAAGTTATCTGCGAGAGTCCTGCTTCTGACATAGCGTCAGGTAACTCTTGTTCTTGGCATAATCGCAATTCTTCTTTTTTAGCTTTTAAGTTTTCTTCAATACTCGCAACTTCATCGGATAGACGTAATTGTTTTTCAGCTAAACTAGAAACGGTGTTTAATTCATTATCAGTAACATTACTCCCCCATGAGTCGGGTTCGCTACTACCAATAAGTTCTTCAAATGTAGGTTTACTCATCTAATTCTCCTTTCTGATGTATGTCTATATCTACAGGATAATACAAGCCTTCTTGTTTATCCCATTTTAATATACTATATTTACCTCGATTAAAAAATGCAGCTAATGAACACGCCACACCTATAGCGGCAGGGTCCCCTATCAACAATAAGTAATCTCCTTCTTTATAGTCTTGTAGAAGTTTTTTCATCCTACGCACCGAAGGTCCAGAGCTTAACATGATTTGTGTATTAGAAGGTAACAAGACTTCAAAGTCGCCGTACTGTCTAGCACCTGCGATATTTCGTCCTGGAACTTCTTGAACAACATATACTGTCATTTTTTCTCCTTTCTTATTTCTAGGCTTTTAATTTATAATAGAGTTTTACCAAAGTAAAGCTATTAGTATTATTTATTTTAAAAATATTTTATTTTATAAAAAAATTTTTTATAAATAGCTAATATCTCTAATAGAGTAATAGATTTCTAAATCAAACGCTTTACTAAACGGACTAGAAGATTATTATTTTGGTCTTTAAACTCTATTAGTTTTACTATATTATTATTACTAGAAATTAGAAAGTAAAATGGAAATTAAATATAAGTTTAAAACTAAACCATATGAGCATCAGTTAAAAGCTCTGCAAAAATCGTGGAGAAAACACGAGTACGCATATTTTATGGAAATGGGTACAGGTAAATCTAAAGTCCTTATAGATAATATTGCATTACTATATGATAAGGGAGCTATAAACTCCGCTATTATAGTAGCACCTAAAGGAGTATATAGGAACTGGTTAGAGAAAGAAATACCAAGCCATATGCCTGACCATGTTGAATATAAAATGGCTATATGGAATCCTGCTCCTAATAAAAAACAAAAGAAAGATTTAGTAGAATTATTTGAGCCTTGTTACGAACTTAAAATATTTATCGTAAATGTAGAAGCTTTTAGTACGAAGAAGGGTGTTACTTTTGTAGAAAAATTTATACTTAGCTCTAATTCACTTATTGCTGTAGATGAATCTACTACTATTAAAAACCCGAAAGCACAAAGAACTAAAAATTTAGTTAAACTCGCTGTTAATACAAAATATCGCAGAATACTTACAGGCTTCCCTGTTACAAGGTCACCACTAGATTTATATAGTCAATGTGCATTTCTTAATACACATTTGTTAGGTTACGGCTCTTATTATTCTTTTCAAAATAGATATGCACAAGTTATGAATAGAAAGTTAGGAACACATAGTTTTAGACAGGTTGTCGGATATCAAAACTTAGATGAACTTACATCATCGTTAGATAGTTTTTCTTTTAGAGTTTTGAAAAAAGAATGCTTAGATTTACCAGATAAAATATACACTACTAGAGAAGTAGAACTTACTCCTGAACAAAAGAAAGTATATAAAGAATTAACTAAATATGCTGTTGCAGAATTAGAATCTAATGAAACAGTTAGCGTAACATCTATTCTTACACAGATATTAAGACTACACCAAGTTGTTTGTGGTTTTGTTAAACACGACCAAGGAGACGAAGTAGAAATAAAAAATAATAGGCTAGATGAATTAATAAACGTATTACAAGAAGTTCAAGGTAAAACTATTATATGGGCGAACTATCAATACGATATTAAAAGAATACTTAAAACATTACAAGGTATTACAGGCACAGATAGTGTAGCGACTTATTACGGTGAAACACCTGATGAAGAACGTCAAGAAATTATACGTAGGTTTCAAGACCCTAATTCAGAATTACAATATATTATTAGTAATACTCAAACAGGTGGTTATGGTATTACATTAACTGAAGCTAAAAATGTTATTTATTACAGCAATAATTACGACCTCGAAAAACGTTTACAATCTGAAGACCGTGCTCATCGTATAGGTCAAACAAATAAAGTAACTTATATTGATTTAGTTGCTAAAGGAACTGTAGATGAGAAAATAGTAAAAGCTCTTAGAAATAAACTAGACTTAGCACAAGAAGTATTAGGTGACGAAAAATGGAAAGATTGGATTAATTAACCGTATCTTTGTTTCATTAATTCGTTTAAAGAACCACCTTCAGCATAGCCCATAGATTCTACAGCCTTTTTACCTTTTTCACCGCTTTCAGCTAAAGCTTTTAAACCTTCATTAGGAAGATTATCTGTATCTGTAGCACCGCCCGAGCTCATCATTCGTGGTCGTTCGCTACCGCTTATAATGTTCATGATAATACTTTTTGCTGTGTCTAATATTTGTAAAGCAGTTTCAGGATTACCTTGTGACCTTTTAACTACTGCATCTGCTAACATCTGTGCATCTTGTCCTGTATCAACTCCTTGTTGTAACATTTCAGGTGCTTGGTCTTGCATTAGTTCCCTTGCTTGTCCTGGATATGATTCAGGATTAGTTGGGCTACCGACAGGACCGCTTTCTATACCCATACCTGCTAACAATTCTCTAGGCACAGGTGTTTGATTACCTCGCTCTTTGGCTTGTCCTGGATATGATTCAGGGTTATTAGGTCCTCCTATAGGTCCACTTTCTATACCCATGTTTCTTAACTGGTCTAGTTTACTCATTATACCTTTCATCATAATTTTATCTCCTTGGCTTAAAAGCGTTTTGAAATATTCTTGTAGTCATTGTATCACCTTGTTGACTTTGCGGCAACCTCATAATACCTGCGTTTAAAGGTCCACCAAATTTCATACCTCCTGGTCTAGGTGGTTCTTTAGGTGGCACTTGTGGTGGTTTAAGTATAGGTTTTTTAATTGGAGTAGTAACATAGCCAGGAGCTTGACCAAATGTTCTTGTACTAATTCCTGGAGAAAGTCGAATACTAGGAACGCCACTACTAAAATCAGTTGGTGGTTTATACATACGTCTCCTAGGTGTAGGAACATCTACAGGAGGAGGTGGTGTATACGGAGGGTCCTGTGGTGGGTCCTGTGGTGGGTCGTACGGTGGGTCTATTATACCGTCATCAAACGGTGGTTTAAACGGTGGGTCCATAGGCGGTGTAAACGGTGGCTCTATAGGTGGTGTAAACGGTGGCTCTATAGGTGGTGTAAACGGTGGTGGTGTAAACGGTGGCGGCATATCTACAGGTGGCTCAAACGGTGGAAAATCATCTACAGGTGGTCTAAATGGGGGTAAATCGTCTATAGGTGGTGTAAAAATATCTTCGTAGATGTTATCTACAGGTGGCACAAATATTTGTTCATCTCTAGGCGGCACGTTTATAGGTAATTCATCGAACAAATAATCATCAAACGAAGGAGGTAGAAAAACATCTTCTTGGGGAATGTCTAGCAGTATACTGGGGGATTGTATATTCGAGGGGTTTTTAAAAGTATCACCACTAGACATAAAATCATTTTCTATTTCAGAAACTAAAGCATCTTTAAAATCTGCAACATCAGCTTCGTATTGGTCTGTTGCTTCCATACGAGATAGATTAGCGTCACGTCTTGCGTTTGCTAATGATAATATTCCGTCTCTACCTATATCATCGTAAATCATTAATAAATACCCCCTGAAATAACTTTATCTATAATTTTATTATCTTGTATCATAGGAAAATTTACTTCTTCTCTATCTTCTGGAATTTGTAAAGCTCGTTCATATTCGTTATATAATTCATCTTCGCTACCTAAATCTTGATATATGACTATACCATAAGAAGACATAATATTAGTAAGTTGGTCATAACTTATTTTACCCTCGTAAAATTTTCTATAAGCATCTGCATATTTTTGGTCTAAAACCATATAACCTATATGTGTTCTTGACCTCCTCTCTTGATTACGTAAAAGAGCGTTCACCCTTCTACCTACAATACTTAAAGGAGCTATCAACATTCTCTGTAAAAATCTTGCATCTTCTATGTTAGCTCCTTGTTTATACTCATCACCCATTACTTTTCTTTGTACTTGGGGAGTAGGTGCCTGACCTGCTTCTTTTAACATCATCTCATTTAATAGTTTTAAATTTTTAACATATTCATCTGCTTCTTTACCTAATAAAGGTTTTATAAAATTATCAAAAGTTAATTGTGGACCGACCATGTTTTCAGGTCCAAATCCCTTATATAAAAGGTCATCTAATGCAAAAGGGTCGTAAGAATATTGTGCTCCTCTCCTGCCAGTGGGTTTGAGTATTTGTTGTAATATATATCTTTTAGTTACATCTGCCATACCTTCTTGTAAAGCTGGATTTCTTTTTACTATATTTGAAAAAAATTGTATATCGTCTAATAAAATACCAGACTCTTTTTGTGTTCTACCCGCAGATAATATATTTTCTACAATATTAAACATTCTTTCGTCAGGTCTACCTAAATTTGACACACCGAAACGGTTTGTTAAAAACAATAAATCATCATTCATTCTTTCTAACGGCGTTATAACTTCGTCAATAAATCTTTTAGGTTGAAAAATCGGCACGTCATCGCCATATATAGCTCTCAAAGTGCCTTTATTTTCTCTAGCAAACTGTCTAAAAGCTGTAGCTCTTTGTAATGAACTTTTAGATGTATCTTCTAAAAGTTCCGCTTCTAAATACCGTGCTACTCCTAATTGTATTTGTCTTAATTCATCGCCGTTTTCAGCTTTCAATATTCGTAATAAAGGCTCTAATCTAGTATTACTGCTAGCGTTTTTAGAGTTTGTACTTAAAATATATCTAGCAACATCTTCAGGATTTTTCTTTAAAAGTTCTCTTATGATTTGAGAGTAAGAATCTTTTATAGCTTCTTTTTGTGTTGTCCATGCTGTTCTTAAATCTTCACCAAAACCTGATTCTGCTCTTCTACGCATCACCGCTTTCGGTGTAGGGTTTATACCTTCTTTAGTTAATTGTTGTCTAACAGCACTATTAATTAACTCATCTATTTGTCTTTCAAACCCACGTTCTAAATCTCTTGCTAATCGTGCAGCTTTCGGATATTTATCAGCATATCTACTTGCAAAATCATTTAAAGTAACTCTAGCGTCATGTAATTCTCTTAAATTAAAACCTAATTCGTCAGGTCCTGCAAATTTACCTGCTTTATTTTTTGCGGTTAATCTTCTTAATGTCTCACCACCATTAGTTCCTAATAATTCTTTTAGAACATTTTTAGCGTCTTTATCACCAAAAGCTTGAAAAAGATTTTCAGATTTTTTACGTGTTGAGTTTATCCAAGCTTGTGTGGGTCTTTTTAAATATCCAGCACCAGTTACTAAATCTTGATACAGTGGATTTGCTAAAGCTTGCTCCATTAAATCATTCGCATTAGTCATATAATTATTACGCATTTGATTTAGTCGACTAGTTGTCCTTTGAAACATAGGAGAAGAAGCATTAGGGTCTATTACATCTTTCATTAAAGCATTACCAGCACTATCTACGGTGCCTCCTTGGGGTAAAGCTCCACGTACCTCAGTAATCATATCTTCCATATCTCTTACAATTTTATCATAATTTTCTTGTGCTAGTCCACTTAATCCTTTAGATAAATCTGCTGCTGTTACATCTGATGTTGACCCAGCAACTTTAGTAATTAAGTTATTTATAACTTCGTCATTACCTAGTTTTATTTGTATAAAAGCTTCACGTAACTTCGGGTCATCAGCGTATTTTAAAAACATAGTTTCTAAATCAGCAGCTTCTACTGTTTGTGTTTGACCTGATAATGTTGGGTTGTATTTTTTTAAATCAACTCCCATACGTCTAGCTAATTCTTCAATTTGTCTATTAAGTTCTGCAACACCTTCTACACCATAATTTATCCCACCCGCAGGTCCACCTATTTCATCTGCTCTAGCGGCTTTATACAAATCATCTATTTGTTCGTAAAAAGTATCAGGTACGTCTTTTCCTGTTATCATACCCCAAACTTTTGGTATAACTTGTGCACCTGTGCTAATTAATGCGGTGCCACCAAAACTTAGGGCACCAATCATTCCTGACTCTTTGAAAATATCATCAAAATCTCTATCATGTGAGCCTAAAGCCACTCCTAAAGTCATACGTAGAAAATCACCACCTGCAGCACCTGCACCCGATAAAGCAGAAAGTCCTAATATTTTTTTACCTTTAGAACGTAAAGTAGGTCCAGACATTCTTAAACGTCCACCTTTTCTTGTAGCATATATAACTAATCCTGCATCTAATGCTAGTGCGGGGAATTCTTGTAATAAAAAATTAAACGTATCTTCACTTGTAATAAGCGGACTATTTATTACTTGCCAATCAGCTTCTGGGTTTGGTTTGATAGCTATGCCGTCAGCAGGGTTACTAGGATTCATATACATAAATTCAGCCCCTTCCATACCATATTTTTTAGCTAAATGTTCATAATCAGCTGTAGTCATAATACGTGGATTTAAAGCTCTATCGAAAGCAAAACGTCGACCTGCTTCTACATCACTGAATTTGTATTCTGCTTGTTTAGTTGCATCAAAACCTAAAGCTGCAAGACGTTGAACTCTTGCTGCAGGAGAAGAATCCCACGAGCCATCAGCCAAACCTATTAAATAAGGCTGTTGTCTCATATCAAGTTCTCTTTGGTCTAATGGGTTATAGGGTGTAAATATGCCTTGTTTTTCCTGCTCTCTTATACGAACAGCCTCGTCTGAATTATAGATTCCCATTCTTCTATCATAATCAGGAAAATATTCCGATATTTCAAAAGGGAGTGGTGGGCGGTCATAAGGTTTTATTCTTTTATTAACATCAACAGCATTAATTAAGTTATTAACACTGTCTAATCCATAAATATTTACTGCTTCTGCTTTTAACTCTGGACTATAAACTAAAGCTAGTGCCTCTAATTCTTTAGGCGATAATATAGCTCCATAAGTTACGTTTGGGTTTTGAGGTAAAGTTTTTGCAGCTAATTCTTGACCAAGTGCTTCACGTTTTTGGTTATAAAGTTGTTTAGCACCTACCGTTATTTGATTTCCTGTTGTTTGTGTATCGGTAACCATTATTTGTATAAATCAGTTATATTATTTGTATCTCTAGTAATCTCATCATCTAGAACATTTTGGTCAATAATCGCACTTGGATTCGAAGGCGTTCCTGTTTTTCTTTGATAATAGTCAGGATTAGAGGGTAAGTTTGTATATTGGTCGAAAATCTTAATACCTTTGTTATAACTTCTTTCTGTAAACGGAACAAACTCATAAGCATTTACATTTGCAAAATCATAATCGTTAGTTCCTTCTATCAAGGGTGGTTTATAAAAGTCAGTTATTAAAGATAGTCCTGTTTGATTATTTGTTCGATGAAGATGTCTTATAATATTAGGACTTACACGTCTACGTGTTTCTAATTCAAGACCATTTAACATTTGGTCAGTAACTCTTAATAAATTATGGTATGCAATATTAGCGTCTTGTGTTGCACCAAAACCGACGATTTGTAAATGATACGCTAAATCTTTATCAGATAAAGTTCTTCCTGTTTGACCATTCATAGCAGCTAACATATAAGCCATTTGTAAAAAGTTTGCTTGTTGTGCAACATTTTGAAAAGCTGTTGGTCCTACTTTCTCCATAAAAGTTTTCTTATATGTAGGTTGTGTTTCCATTAAAGTTTGAAAAGCTGTGTTTAGTGCTGCTTTTGCTTCAGGGTCGTCTGGATTAGCTTGATATCTTTCTAAAGCTTTAAATGTATTTTCAGCATTTACACCTGTGCCTCTTGTTAAATCTGAACCACCACCATTTTCATCTTTAGAAAAAATAGCATATATATCATCTTGACCTGCTCCATATTTTTGACCAAAGAAAGAGGCAATCTGTTTAAAGTTAGCTCCCATACTATTAGCAAAATTTGCAATATCTGCTGTAGTAGTTATACCTGATTTAGAAGGGTCTTGTATTGCCGTGAACAACATTTCAAGTTGGGGTACAGCAATATTTAAAAATTGTGTAGCAGCAATATCTTTGTTTTTTATTTCGTCGTAATCTTTAAAAAACTCTGTTGATACATCGTCTTTCATTGCACTTCCAGAAACACTATCTGCATCAATATACCTAATCCAATTTTCTCCTGCTAATTGTGGCTCTCCGTCATCGCTAATTAAATATGGTTGTCCTGGAGTGTCGCCTTTGGTATAGTAAAATCCAGGCTTAATTATAGTTACTCCACGATTTCGTAGTGCATCTGTATCTAAAAGATTTAAAAACGTTGCTGTTCCTTTATCTTCTTCTAAAAATTTTTCAATTAATTCTCCTCTAGCTTTATTTATATTTACATCTCTAGTATCTTCTGCTCCTCTTAACGATATAGCTGTTCTAGTGTAATCGGGTGCACCTCTACCCATTTGTGAAGCTGCTATTAAATCAACTATATCCATGCCTCTAAAACCTCCTACATCTCTCTGTGGACCATAAGCAGTATAAGCAGCACCTAAAGCTTTTTCTTCTCTAGTAAGATTTTCAGGGTCAGCTCCTATACTTTCATAATACTCGCTAGGGGTCATAGTTTTCTGGTCTTTTTGGAATAAGCCTGCTATACCACGAGGTATAAAAGGCAGTAGTCCAGCAATTTTTTCTTTTGTTGTTGGCTCAGGTGCTCTACGCAGTGGTGGTCTAGCAGTGGGAAATGATGTTCTTACTTGTGGAACTTGGATAGGTTGTATACCTGCTATACCTTGTTTACCGCCGAATGTTGGAAATGGTGCAAATTTCATAAATTAACTCATCATGAAGTTAGGAAACCCACCACCGAATCCTGGAAACATAAAATTACCTATACCACCAGGAGGCATTCCTGTTTGTGGCATTCCTGTTTGTGGTGTTCCTGTTGATGGTGTGTATGGTGTTTGTTGAAAAGGTAAAGACATATTACCTATGCCTGTATAACTTGGTGAAAAATTGTTAGGTGTATAAGCTGAGCCTGTTGCAGGTGTTGCACCTGCATAGCCATAACCACCTGCTAACGGTCCTAAAGAAGCTGTTAACGAACCAAGATTCTGTACTAATTGCATAGGTAAATTATATTGACCTGTAAAGTTTTGATACGCTAAATCCATTAATGATTGACTTCTACCTCTACCTAAACCACCTAAACCCATAGTTCGGCTTATATCTTGTCCTTGTAATGCGGGAAGGGTTTGTGCTAAATTTTGAAAATTTCTGCCTATTCCTGCTAATGCCCCCGCACCTTGTAAACCCCTACGTTGAGCTTGTTCGAAAGCATTTGATGCAAGTCGCGAAGCTTGACCGAAACCACCACTTCTTATTTTACCGACTGCTTCTGCTGCACCCCTACCTGTAGCTCTAGCTAATTCATCTTGTGCTATACGACCTCTAGAGCCTCCGAAAGCTCCTTGACTAACAGCTCTATCACGTAAACCTATATCTGATTGTGCAAATCCTCTATTAATATCTTCTAAAGTTTGGTCTACAACTGCATCTTCAAAAGGATTATAAAATTGGTCAATCATACTTGGGTCGAACTGTCCCGTGCTACCACGAGTCATAGCACCCGCTTGGTTTAATAAATCGGCAGAAGCACCTAAATATGGTCTATAACTACCAATAGCACTATCAGATAGTTGCATAGCTAATCTTTCTCTAGGGTCAAAATCAGCTACCCTTTGTCCTGTATAGGTAAACGGTGAACTATCTTCCGTGCCTAAATTCGCAAACTGGTCTTTAAAATATTGCGTCGCATACGGGAATATAGTTTGTGATAATAAATCACCTATATACCCTGCGGGGGCTTGACTGGAATATTCTTGTTCTTCTCTACTAGCCATACATTCTATTTCCTTTATTATTTAATTTTTCTAATGTTTTTATACCTTTATTATGATTACCACCACCAACTAAATCGACCGTAGCTTTAGATAACATAAATTCACCGTCACTAGCCATAATAGGTATCATATCATCTTTGGGTCCTCCTGGACCGTCGAGTTCACCACCACCTATTATGGGTTTAAACATTTTTCTATCTAAGACCTCATCTGGGTCTCCACCGTTTTTCATACCTATGGGGTCGAACTGGAGCCGTCTTCTATTAGCATTGCCTGCAGGTAATGTTCGTGTACTAACTATGCTACCTTTAGGTTCCTCACGCTTTTTTATTAAAGCTAAAATACCACTAGATAAAGTATTGTTGATAATATCTTGAACTTCTTCGGATTGATTTTCATAAAAACTTTTCAAATCGAAAATGGGGTCCATATTATTTAAAAGACCGAAACCAAAAATACCTCCTCCATCTTGATATTTATGAACATTACCGCCATGATACATACCCATAATACCTTCTGGGTCTTGTTGTAGTAGTTGCATTATAGCTTCTTCGTCTGAATCTGTCATAGTACCACTTTTTTCTTTTTGCGATGCATCTTCTGGTGAAGTAACTTGTGTGCCTAAAATTTCTTGTATCTCTAAAGGTAAACCTGAATCTAAAGTAGGAGCAGTACCACTACCTATAGCAGCTTTTTGTTCAGGTGCTCTTTTACGATTTATTTCACCAACTATCGCACCTCCTATAACTGTAGCTAACAACTGACCGAGCATTAAATATCTCCTTTTGACTGATTATATATCAAAAAGTATATATTATTAAAGGTTTTTCTTTACCTTTTACTTTTATAGGTTTTACTGATTTTAGGTGATGACCACAATATTTTTCAGTTTCTTCCCCTATAAGTATGTTTACACCTGCTTCTTTTGTAGCCGATTCTAGTCTAGCAGCAGTATTTACAGCGTCTCCAATAGCACTATAATCAAATCTTGTATCACTTCCCATATTACCAATTACAGCTTCTCCTGTATTTACACCAACACCAATAGCTACGCCTATATCAGCTTTTTCTATATTTTCTTGTATTTCTTTAGCACATTCTACAGCCACTTGTTCGTGATGTGGTAAATCTAATGGTGCGTTAAATATAGCCATCATTGCATCACCAATATATTTATCTACCATACCGTTGTATTTTTTGACAGCCTCTGATTGTATCGTAAGTACTTTATTCATTATTTTAGTAACTTCTTCAGGCTCTAATTTTTCAGATAATGCAGTAAACCCTCTAACATCAGTGAATAAAAAAGTACATCTTCTTTTTTCTCCACCTAGTTTTAATAAATCAGGGTCTTTTTGTAAACGTTTTACTTGTCGTGGGTCTAAATAATGTTCAAACTGTTTTTTAATTTGTAAACGTAATTTATATTGTTCTCTGAATCTAAGGTAAAAAGCTACGCTACCTGAGATAAACTGGCTAATTAAAGCCCACGTTACGTCTATTAAAAGACCTGCACCTATCGTATAAGCTCCGTATAAGCCCGTTAATCCCATGGTTAGTAAACCTAAGACTACGCCCCAAGTTATTCCTAAATAGCTTATAAACGCCCATACGAGCCCTACAGATACTATAAATATTAAAAGTTCTAAAGCTAACGCATAATCAGGAACATAAGGACTATTTTGTATAAGTATCGATTCTGCTAACGCTGCTTGTATTTTATGTGGTTCAAGAAGTCCAACAGGCGTAGCTATTTGTGGCATTACACCATTAGCAGTAACACCTACAAACACAAACTTACCATTAACATCCATTTCTTGTAAATCTGTTTCTTCTGTTTTTACCCACGATACCCATTTACGACCAAAACTATCGGTTTTAACTGGTGGTATTCCTTTAACAGCTATTTCTTGTACCCCGTTATTGTTAGTTGTAATTATATAAGTACGAGCTCCTGTTAAATTTTTTAATACATGAACTCCGAAAGAAGGAGACCAACCGTCAGGCGTTTTTAATAATAGAGGTATTCTTCTAACAAGTTGGTCTATTTCTGTGGGGGCTATAGCAACTCCTTGTGCTATATCATCATATAAATAAAAGTTTTCTTTAACACCTGTAGACATGAATCCACCGACATCAGGACCTTTAATTACTGTTCCTGTTGTTTTAGGATAATTTAAACTGCCGTCTTCAAACGTTGCTAAAACACTAGGAGCATAGCCAAGAGACCTTGCAAAATCTTCATCTCCCATAAGTCTGTCTGGTTGTGGAAAACTTATTACCCAACCAACACCTAACGCACCTTTGCCTAATATTTCTAATTGTATATCAGCTAATCTTTTTCTAGGTAAAGGATAACCGCCTTCTCGTTCTACATCTTCTTCTGTTATATTTAGAATCATGAAATTACCACTAGGCTCTTGTTCTTTTACTAAAGCATCAAATGTTTTTAATTTAATTATTTCAGTAGGTGTGCTTTGAAACAATAAAGGTAATGCTAATAAAGGTAATAATATAAGTATAAGTTTCTTCATCCGCTACTTTGGTTAATCGTTATAACAGAGTCTCCTCCACCATTGATTTTTATTATATTAGATACTCCGTCTTGTATCAAAATTACTGTATAACCGTTTCCTGAATTTAAATCTAATTGCACAGATTCACTTACTTTCCTACGTAAACTTATAACCTGTCCTGTTACTATTGTGGTTATCTGTGTATCTGGGTCTTGACCTATTAAAGTACCAGAAACATTCACACCTGTAGCTAACGCTAATTGGTCTTCCTCTTTTTCTATAGCAAGAGCGTCTAGTACATTTAATAAATCTTCAAGAAAATTTACATCAAGATAATTTATATCTAATTCTGTAAACTCTAAACTATTGTCTTCTAAAAAATCTTCTGATAAATAATCTATATCTAAATCATTAAAATCTAATAAGTTTACTGTTTTAGCTGTAGCTGTTTCTTCTTGCGTAATATTTTCTTCTTTAGGTGGCGTAACTATTAACATATTATCTATAATATCTAAAGTTAAATCTAATATAACAGGTTTACTAGGTGTGCTTTCCCAAACAGAAACAGTTGTAGCTTGATAAGGTTTATTTAATAAAACACTTCCTGTTGCTGTAACCACCTCTATTTCGCCACTAGATAACCCAAAAGGGTCAGGCAGTAAAATAATAAGGCTACGCCCTAGTTCATCAACTGTTGCTGTAAAATCTGTGCCACGAATAGCAATGTTTGCAGTCGGTGTTTTTAACCGTATATTTTGTTTATCTATACGATTTAAATTACCTGTAATAAACCTAGCTGTACCTAAACCAAAAGTAAGAGCCATTTTAGATTTAGACGGGTCAGGGTCGTATATGTACTCATCAATGAGTAGTTGTGAATGTTCAGTAAGTTTTACAATAGAAGCATCAAGAAAAGTAATAGCCATACGACCATTAGTCGTTATAGCTTCATCATTACTTTTTATAGCAAATTGTAAATTGGCGTCGTAGGGTTTATCTCTTACTATTTGAGCAGAGCCGTTAAGTTCAGATATATCTCCGATATCAGCAGCTTGTGCTTGTGCCTTGGTCGTTTTGAATGACACAAACAGTGCCACTATTACCGCTAGACAAAATCTTGAGCCAGTCATTATCTAATGTACTTGATTGTGTAATGTTAAACGTTCTAGAGTTACCTGTTTGGTCTAAGTAAAAATAACCACCCGCATAACCAGAACCAGTAAAATTAACTGTATTACTATCACCGTCTACATCTACATAAGAAGTACCGCCGTCATAATTTATATCGAAATCAAAAGTATTTCCATCCCCTTGAATAATCCAATCTAAATCTAATGTTGCAGCTAATGCAGTTGTTCCATGGTCTAATGTAAATGTATTAGTGCTGCCCGTAACGTCTACGTTATAGTTAGAGTTATCTATACCATAGGTATTTGTTGGGTCTCCCTGTATAGTAAATGTATTACTATCGCCATCGAATTCGAAAAATCCTGTTATAGAATCTCCTAAAATATCACCTAAAAATTTGTTTGTATCTCCTAACTGGTTTATATCAAGAGTTAACGAAATACCGTCTAAATCTAACGCAGTTAAAGAGCCTGCAGAAGAATTGAGACCACCAATAATATTACCTGAACCAAGTTGTTCTAAATCAATATTCGCTGTTGCACCTGATTGGTCGACATAAATTTCGTTATCAGCAGCAAAAAGAGATGTTGAAATTAATAATATACTAATTAATATTTTCATCGATTACCTCCCAGAAACTTTTATCATACCCTATTTTGACGATTTGCAAAACTGCTTCCTCGATAGCTCGTTGTAAAGCTAATGTTGCAGGCTCGTTTTCGGCGTCTCCTGTTTCTATCTCTACAAGTTCTGTGCCTGCCTCAATAAACTTAAAAACGTCTTGAGACTGACCATAACTATATAATTGTTTACTGACTAAAACGTCTATTAAAACTTCACCTGTCGCTACAGATACCATACGTAAAGCTACTGTAATATTGTCTACTCTATATTGTTTACTTGTTCCTATACCTAAATATCTAGCTCCGATACCTCCACTTTGTATATTTGTATCAAAACCAATAACAGCTCCTTCCATTAGCACACCTGCAAAAAGTAAAGGCATGATAGGTTTAGGTCCATCAGTTTTTTCGTTTTGTTCTCTAGCAGAGCGTATAAGCTGTCTTTCTTTCGTTAGATTATCAAGACCAACTCTTTCTGCAACACGAAAGAATTTTCCATTGGATGTATGTTTTAAACTTCTGATAAGTAGGTGGCTTGGTGCTTGCGTGAGTGCTGTAGAAAATAAAGCAAACTCACTGTTACTTTTACGCTGACCTGTTTGGTCTGTAAAACTATTAGGATAAACAGCAACAACAATAGGAACTTTAGGTTGTGCTACATTCAATAATTCTTCGGATTGAATTTCTAAAATAGTTGGTAAAGTTTTACCTTGTTGTATAGTGGTATCTACAGGAGCTAAGCTGCAACTAGAAAGAAAAATCGCCAACAGGCAACTGTATCTCGGTAATATTTCCATCAGCATCAGTTATCTTGAGAATTATGATTCCATTTTCAATACTATATTCTATAGTGTTTCCCTCTAGGGTCAAAGTACCTTCTGTGCTAGGAGTTTCTCCGAATAAATTTTCTACTAATTGTCTTGATAATTGTGCATAAATTCGTGACTCAAGATTCCTTATAAATCTAGCTAATGTAGTATTTTCTTTATCTCTTTCTATTTGTTCTTGTATAGCTTTTATTTCTTCTTTAATACTCATTTTACGATTAAACTCTTGATTTTCTATCGTTAAATAATGTGAAGAAGTATTAATACCATTAAAAGAAGGGTTTTTAAATTTATGAACTATTTGGTCAGCCCATAAAGGGTTTGTTAAAACTACAAGAAAAAAGAAAATACAAAGCAAGCCTGCTATCCTATAAATCCAAGTATTATTAATCTTTTCTTTGGTCATCTCTTTTTGCTTTAGCTATTTTACTGCTGTCTATTAAATTAGGTACTCCAAGTATAGTCTTAATTAAGGTGTCTTGTCTAATTATCTCATTATCTAGACTACGTACTCTATCGATTAGAGCTACTAATATACCGTGTTGTGTATCTAATTTAGTACCTAGCCTTTCTTCTATAGCGTTTATCTGACCTGCTACTTTTTCGTCAACAACATCTAATTTTTGTTCCATGCCGTCAACAATACGTATTACTAATTTATATATAAACCAACCAAGACCTATTGCAGCTGCTATAGGAAAACCAACTTCTTGTATAAGTGTTACAGCTTGTTCCATCAATAATCACCCCAAACTTTAGTTTTTTTACCTCCATCGTACTTTACAGCATGACCTTCTTTTATTAAAACATCGCATATATCTCTACCGTCTTCTGTATAAGGTATACCTAATATACGACCATACTTGCCTTTACCTAAAGATTTGACTTGTATTTTACCTATACACAACTCTTTTAACCTATTCTTAGCGGCAAGTCCTAATACCTTTTCTGCTTTATCTCTAGTCCTGCTTTCAGGTGTGTCTATACCTGCAAGTCTGACACGTTGTTTATGTAGCTTTACATCAAAACCTAAATCTAAAGTACAGTCAAATGTATCACCATCAACTATGCGTTCTAGTGTTGCGTTATATACGAATGAATCTGGAGCTTTAGCCATTTAACATTTCCACCTTCTACGAGCTTGTCTAATTCTTGAATTAGGGTCATTTCTAGTTTTAGCAGAACTTCTTTTTAATTGTCCTAAAGACCTAGCACAATATGACTTACGTCTTTTCGCTGCTTTACTGCCTTTTTTAACTTTACCTGTAACAGCCCCTTTAAGTTTACTTCCAGGATTTGCTTTTCTGTAAGCCCTAATCCCTTTTTTGGTCATTCCTGCCCCAGATTTGGTAGGTCGGTAATTACCACCTTTTCCTGTTGTTCTTCTTATAGCTTTAGCTTTTTTTCTTTTTGCCACGAGTCCTCCTTTTCTTAACAAATGTTCTTACGTTCGTTGGCTTACCACCAGGATTACCAGCGGCTCTTTTTCTTCTTACAGCACTAGCACGTTGTGAGGCTGTCATACTTCTAGCTTTACTACGTGGAACACATTTCGGGTATTTACGTTTACTTTTACCTTTAGCAGATTTTCTACCGCATTTTTGAAACTTACCTTTTTTCTTAGGAGCACCGATATCTACCCAGTCTCCTTTCTTGCCTTTACCAAACCATGCGGTAAGACCACCTTTCGGTTTAGCCACGTCTACCTCTTGCTCTTGTTTTGCGTTTTGTACCTTTTCTAGCTTTTTTCATTTGAGCTGCAGTAGGTGCACCTTTAGCACCTTTTTTACGCATACGCTCACCAGAGCCTGCTTTAATCCTTTTACGTTTAGCGTGTATATTAGCCCATAAGCCTTTTCTTGCCATTACCTATAACCTCCACCACGTTTCTTATATTCACGTACAAGCCACCCATTTGCATAAGCACTTGGGTATACTTTGAACTTACGTTTAGCCTCAGCTTTTACTCTAGCATATAAACTAGGGTTTGTAGGTGTAGCTCCTTTCTTTTTCTTTTTCTTAGTAGTTTTCTTTTTTGCTTTAGTAGGTTTTTTAGGCATATTTAATCCTCGTATAAATTATTAAAAGTTATAGATGGGTCAAGATAACTTTCATGTCCTTCTGCAGAATGTGTGTGTTGTGATGGTGTAAAATCTGGTGCACCCTCACCTGTTACCCATAGGGCAGGACTTGTGGCTCTAACTCTATTGTTTGGTAAAGCTACCAAGTTTCCTTTCCACTCGCAATCTTCTGTTATATAAAGCACATGCGACTGTTTGTGTTGTGCAGGACAATCGGCAATAGCGTTATTTGTGTAATCTACTGTAAACATATACTTACCAGTATAAAACTTTCCATCGATTTTGCAAAGCCATGGAGACGAACTAACTCTATCCATAACTATAACAGAATGGTCTCTCGACTCACAATCCCAAGGCTGTGCTAAATGGTCTTCCATAGGAATAGCCCATTCATCAACAGGTATATCGGCTATTAAGCCTTGAATAGGCATTCTTGCCCACATAGCACCTCCATGGATGTTGCCTTCTTCCCAATCATCATATTCTCTTTCACAACCTGTAAAAACAACTTGAAAACTTAATGACCTATCAGGAATAGTATTTACCGCGAAAGCGATAGCATGAAGAAACTCTCCATGGTAGTTTGCATGATTAGCTGTAAACTCCCTTCGCACCCAACATTTAAAGTGCGGGATATTACTTATGAGATAAGACACTTACTTCTTCTTCTTTTTTCTCATGGTTTTTCTTTTCATGCCGCCTTTCTTTTTATATTTAGAACTTTTGAGTTTTCCACCTCTTTTCATTCCTTTAGCTTTTTTCATGACCATATTATTCTCCTTTTAATACTCTTTCTTTTAAACGAATCGCACGAGGACCAACTTGGGTCGCCCAACGACTATCCATCATTTCAACTGCAGCAGTTTCCCAATCATGTTCTTCTAATGCGGCTAAAAACTTTTTAAATTTTAGTAATCGTGTAATACCTAAATTGAAACACATATTTGCTAAAACTCTTTGTATATTTTCAGGTAAATGTATCCACCACTCTAAATTTCTATCTAATTCTGTAGTAACGATATTTATATCTTTTTCAAAACAATCTTTTATTCTATCTTCAGATACAGGCGTATCTACATCTTGACCGTGTTCGGGGTCTGATTCTAATATAAGATGTCCTATACCAAATGTAGGATATCCAAGGTGGTCTAAATAAATTTTATTTACACAACCTTCATCGAAAGTTAATTCTTCTCTTAATTTATCTACATTCATTTTATCGGGACTATTGTTGCTCCGTTTGTTTGTACTGTTATTTTGCCCAGAGTTGCCGTTCCCTGAACGCCATTTTCTTCCCCACTGTATAAATTTATCCATTCTACACCACTCCATAACTGTAATTGATTAGTGCTTAAATTAAAAATTATATCACCTTTATTGAATTTATTTAAATTTCTTTGCGTCTCATTAACTGTCAAAGTTGCGTCTATATCTTTAGAATTTAAAGATAATTCGAGAACTCTTACTAATCTATTAAATAATTCAGGACTAAGAGGACCAACTGCTATCGGTAATTTAGTCTGTAATAATTTAGCCACTATCGTCTACCGTCTGGTTTTACATCTAGACGGGTGGCTCCTAATCTAAAACTCATACCTATATCATTAGCATCATCATCATTAGATTGAACTCTTAAAACTACTTGTCTAGCTCTAAGACGAGTATCAATTTTAGTTGTAGTTGAAAAGCAAGAAGCTGTGGTGACTGTGCTTAAATCATCTCCTGGAAAATCTCTTTTCTTTAAAACAAAATCTAGTTTTTGTCCTGTGCTGCCTGTTGCAGCATCGCCTATAAAATTAACATCAGGAATTATTCTACTTACTGCGGAAAATACTTCGCCCGCAGGGTCTATATCAAAATCGCTAGACTCTATAAAAACATTTTGCATAGCAGAACCATCAGCGTCATTACCTACTTCATGGTTATACAAATAACTTGTGTTTGATGTTGTGTAAGAAGCTATAGGTTTATCGAAAACCCCTTCATCTAACCAAGCACATCTATCAAGTTGTCCTATCGACCAAACATTTTCATTATAGTTATAAGTGACATATCTATCTATACTTGATGAAGCGGCAGAACAATAAAACCAACCCACCTCATTAAAAGCTTTATTTATAAAAGCAAATATTTGAAAACTTTGTGTTACATTAATATCGTTGAAAACATAATCTTTAACCGAACATGGTAGAGTTTGTACTTGACCTGTATAAGCGTAAAAACCTTTTTTATCCATCCAAAAAACACCTTTAGGTGAATTAACAGCAGCATTAGGACCCACCATACCTACGCCTTCATTTACTAAATTTAATCCGAAAGTAAACGGCTGACCGATAAACTGTAAACTATATAAAGCTATATCAGTCCATATTAAAGTTTCTTGCCTTGCTCTAATTCCACCGATAATTGCAGAGCCTGCTGATACTCGCAAAGAGCCTGCTGTGTTTGTAGATAAAGGCTCCCATTGGGTAACATCTTCTTGGTCACTAAAAGCTATTAACATAGGGTCTTGTACACCGCTTCTGCTTTCTCCTTCTATAGGGTCTGCTCCTAAACAGATTACGTGTCTATCTATATCGCTAACTAAAACTTGTGCGGCAACAGTAGGAGCTAAATTAGAATTAGCTAAATCTGATAAAGCTACTCCTCTCGTTGAAGTGCCACTACTTGCGTCCCAATAATAAATACCACCGTTTCTTACATTAAAAACTAAATCTTCTCCAAAATTATCGTGAGAATATAGTCTTAATTGATTTGTTACAGATAAAGTAGAAGCTGAACCAAAAGTTCCCGCTCCCCATGTATCTATACCCCAACCAGAGGACGGTACAAAAACATCTAAACCCACATTGATTTGATAAGCTCCGTCTACAGCAGAACCACCATTACCGCTATCACTAGCATTAGCTGTAACAGTATTACCGTCAGTATCTTTAGCTACGAAAGTATAAGTATTAGATGTTGGCACAGAAACTATTTGGTATTCTTGATTTAATACAGCAGCTGTTATATTGCCACCCAAACTTACAGCTTCGCTAAATGTGACGAAATCATTTTGTACAGCACCGTGATTACTATCAGTAGCTGTTATAGTTGAACTACCATTAGTTGCTGCGAACGTAATACTATTAGTTGAAGATTTTCTTATAGGAGTAATATCGTAATAATTATCTCCTTCTAATACGTAATATTTTTGTGTAGCTCCTATACCTACATATTTTATACCGTTTAAAGCAGTCCAGCCTATTAAAGCTCTAGCTTTAGATATAAAAGTATTAGAAGTTCTTTTTACCCAACCACCTATTTTCTCTGGTAATCCCTTTCTAAATCTTACTAAATTACCATCAAACCAACCACCTTCATTTGTATAAGCAGTTGTGTCTTTATTAATTCCTGGTTTAAATAAAAATTTTTGAAGAGGCACGCTTTTCTCCTAAATAAAAGTAGCAAATACTATAGAGCCTAGTATAAACGGATAAACCCCCCATAACAACATTTCTAATCTTTTAAATTTAGCAGAGCCTTCGTCTAATCTTTTTTCTATATATTCGTAACGAATAGCACATTCTCTCTCATGCGCATTAAGTTCTGCTAAAGCGTCCTTTACAGTTGCCATTATTTATCTTTAGCTTTACCTATATTTAAAGCACACCAATCAATAACTTTATAAAGTTTACCAACCCATGCATCATCTTTTGGTGTTGGTGTAATCGCGGCTACAACAGAAGCTATCGAAATTATAGCTGTAACCCACATAATTATATTTAACCACATCATTTTACTTTTCCTCCTTTAAAATTTGTTCGGATTCTTCTTTAGTTGAAGCTATAAAATTATTTTGAAAAACATTTAAAGCAGCGTCTACTTGGTCTAAATCAAACAACATCTGCTCTCTTTTTTGTCTTAAATTAGTTATTTGGTTAGCGAGA